TCTCGATCTGTTCCGTTCGGAAGATTTGCAAAAAGTCCACGCTGCTTGAATACAGACATCTTGAATGCTACAGCCGCATCATCACCAGAAACGCATAATCTTCCACCAGCTTTATCCGCAACCATCTGTCTTGGGTGGTAAATAGCAGAACAACCATGCCAGCATGCCATGCTTAAATTGAAACGAGTGTCTGCTTCTTCAAGAACTGTCTCCCAGCCGGATTTTGTAAGTAAAAAGTCGTCATGGAGAATAACACACCAGTCCAAATCGTTTGCAGATTCAAATGCTGCTTTCCATAGTCCCTTTTCTTGCCCAAGTCTGTTTTCTGGTTTTTCGCCGCAGTTGACAGAATTTACCCGGTCAGGGACAGGAATCGGTGCCATTCCATTGAACAAAACCCGCACTTCAGTATCCAATCTGGACATATCACGCGCTGCCAAATAAACTTTTTCTTGGTATTCTTGCCGAACACATGACCCAATTACTATTCCAAATTTCATTCGGAAACTCTCAAAAAAGAAACTAACTTTATAAAACGATGGCTCATTCCGACTTCTGTAAAGACATATGCATAGACAAGATTGTATTTCCATAAATCTTTGAACTTAAACAAGGCAAGAGTTACATCAGGAAAAGAAGCAGAAGAATCATCCACCAGCAAATAGCCGCCAACTTTTACTTTTGGAGACCAAGCAACAATATCTTCATAAGGAGCTTCCCCCTCATGTCCGGCATCTATGAGAACAAGAGCACAAGATGAATCTTCAAAATCTCTCGCCATATTCCAGCTACTTCCATGATGAAGAATATGAGGAATTTTATAGTTTGACATTGTTCTATTAAAATCGTCATATCTTTCACCAACCCAATCATCCACCGCATGTATAGTTCTATTAGATGCATGATGCAAGAGAAGTGTGGTCCCGCCAGAAAAGACACCTACTTCCACAATTTCTCCGTTTGGAAGTATCTGGCACACATCCCAAATATATTGTCTTTCTTCATCGCGCATGATGCTGGTAACAGGCCCCTTAGCAGTAAGAATACTTTGTACTTGAAGAAAATCCACGTCTATTTCTTCCTGACAACCCACGGAAACGAAAAGTCGTTAGAAAAGTCATCATATTCTACAACCGTTTCAATTAAATCTTGAACACCCATTGTTACCATCTCATGCCATGTCTTCGGCGTCCAAGCGGACTTGTGGTCTTTATCAATCTGGAGAACAGGAACAAAATCATTATGGGGTGTAATTACAGCTACAAAACCCCCAGGACGAGTCACACGAAGCCAACCACGAATAATTTCCACCATTTTTTCAGTCGGAAAATGCTCTACAACATGATTGGCAATCACCAAAGAAAAGACATTATCACCAAACATACTCACATCTTCCGCATTCACCCGAAGGTCGTACTTAATTCCACCCCCCTTGTCATATTTTTCTTGGTAAATCTTCGATGGGCAGTCAGTAGAAAGAAGCCAAGAGTGCCTTAGACCCGCACTTCCAAGATCCAGTCCAATCCCTCCTTGATGGCAGGCATAAATAGACCAAAATACTTGCCAACATCTCTGTTGGTAGCCCACATAATTTTGCGGGTGGCTGTACTTTAATCTTGTTGGGTCATCCGTAAGAAACCGCCAATACATATAACGGTCGAATTTGTCTGCTAGATAATGGTGGCACGTATCTACGCCAATGGAAAGAATAGAATCCCACTTTCTCTCATCGAATGGAATGCTTGGTGGTGACTTCAGAATCATCAATTCTTCCTTTTTCTAAACGTAAGTCTCCGCATGAATTCCAAAACTCTTCTTTGCATCTTTTGTGGCATGGACTCTACGGTTCCCTCTTCTTTCGCGCTTTCTTTTTCAGATTGTATTTTTATCTTTTTTGGCTTTTTCTTTCTAAGTGACATTAATTCGGCGTCTGTGTAGCTAGTCCATTTCTTCGGAAGGGAAACAGCATCTTTCTCGTAATAAATAGTGCCTGTAACCGCATCATACTGGGTAAATCTTGGTGGGCTACCCCCATTATCAAGAGTTGCAAATCGAATTACTTCTTCCCATTGAGCCGATAACGATTTGCGAAAACTAACTGTGTAAAATCCCATAGGCCCTCCCCCTTTTCCATTAAGAGAGGAAGCCACATGAGAGATAAAAACACTCTTGTGGTCAGCCCCCGTGCTGACTGGATACTCTGTTTCTTTCATTGACGCAACCCGCACAAGAACAAGGAAGACTTGCTTCTGTCTTCCAGGAACCATCAGGCATCATCCATGTAACTTGCATTTCTGGAATTCCATGTGAGTATTTTGGATGGGTATACTCAAACGGGTTATTCCAGAATTCCGGTGGAACTTTGAAGGTCTCACAATACATACCACGACTTGTTACCATCCGATGATGTGCGTTTAATTCTGGACTGGCTCTGAATGTTGCTGACCAAGTATGCCAGACTTGAGGATAAGTAAGCCCGAATGTTTGATAACCATTCATTGCCAAAACACTCCCAAATTCCGATTCTTCATGGAAACTTTTGTATTCTTCTGGAAATGCTCCTGTCAGACCATGTTCTTTGTTCCACTTTTCTACGAGATGAAACTTATCTATCGTAAACCCAAAGGCGCTTCCCGCAGGACACATGATACGTCCGGCTCTGGCTCCCCAAGAGTGCCGCCAAGACTCCGGTTTATGTATTTTTGAAATGGGATCTCTTGGAGTCACCCTCATTTCATCGTGCATCGTTCCGATAGTAACAATTCTCTCCGAATCTTCTTCAGAACAGAAGTATTGGGGATAACTGGCGCTTCCAACGTTATGATTAACTTCCAAAAAGCCAATCATAGACTTGTACCAGTCTTTCATCACAATTACATCATCATTGAAAAGGATTGTGTAAGGACTTTGAAAATGATTTACAAGAGCATTCCAAGCAGCAGGGATACCTCTATTTTCTGGAAATCGAATGAAACTTGTTTTGTACTTTAGCGCCAGTTTCTCTGTAGCTCTTCCACCATCAGGAGACCCATCATCCAAGAGAAGAATTTCAAATTCTCCTTCATATTTGTGAAGATACAAAGATCGAATAAGATATTCTGCCCTGCATGCTCCAGCATAAGTAGGAATTCCAACAGTCACTCTTGGATTTCCGAAATTCATAGGATAAGTTCTCCTTTTCGAGACTCCAGATTCTTCAAGTACCTTTTTTCTGTTTCTTCAGGCTCTCGTCCCCATATTCTCAAGAATGTCTGATGATCCATTTCTTTACAGGCTTCAAGACTATTATTTGCAGCAATGGTTCCATGTTCGCGGTGCCAGAACATGGGAAACCACAAACGGTATCCATACTCTCCATTCATTGCAGCCGAACAGCAAAAATCGGAATCCTGGTAGTAGACTTTATATTCTGTATTCCAGTATTTGTAAAGATCAGTTCTGAAAAGAAGACCACACCCGCAAAGTTGAGTAGCAGACTCAGAAATTTTTATAAGTGGGGTAGGAAGAGCCGAAATCTCGGAGACGGGAGCGGCCCGGTCCGGTTTCAAGCTCTTCCACCCCGCGTAACCCACCCAAGGATTGGCCTTAATAAAGGACTTCATATGATACATGAATTCTTTCGGAAGAAAAGCATCGTTGTCCAAAAGAAAACAGTAATCGAATGACTCCGTATACGCAAATTGACCTATCTGACGATAACTACTCCCCAATCCCTTGTAAGGATTTGCAGACCATCTAATGGGATTGGCTAATTTTCCGCTCCATTTCATTATCGTATCAAAAATCTCTCGGTATTCTTGATCACCGTCTACATGCACTTGAACTTCAAACTCCTCAGCCGTTTGCCAGGATAAAGACTCTAAAACAAGATCCAGTTCTCCAGCACCATAACAAGGAATGCCAACAAGAATGTTAACGGATGACATTAACAGGTCTTCCTCTCTTTACTTCTCCATCTTGAAGCCATGTCATTTCCATAGAAGAATTAAAAGAAACGTATTTTTCGTACATCTGAGGCATTTCCCCACCCCACTTTTCCATAAATCTCTCTTTTGATTTTTTCATACGTATTTCCGCAAGAAGATTTGGATTCTGAGAAAACGTAGAACCCCATTCATGCTCGATAACCGGCCAAGGAATGTTGTAAGAAAAAATGCCCCTGCCAGCCATGTGACATCCAAGATCTAGCTCTTCATAGAAAGATTGATAGCCTTCATCGAAGTAATTCAAATCTTTCCATAAGCCATAATCCACAGAAAAACAGAAGCCATTGGCACATAGACCGCGATGAGGAACTGAAAAATCGACTTCTCCCTCATATTTCTTTATATTATTATCTGTACAAACTAATTTCCCATCGACTCTGGCGTGCAAACCGACCATTCCTACAAGAGGGTTATTTTCGTAGAAAAACTCAATTGCTTTTAGCCAGCCTTTTGTAACTTTGATGTCATCGTTGCAAACAACAACAAGATCACATCCTTTTTCTCCAAGATAAGCAATTCCATGATTCCAAGTAGCAGAAATTCCCATGTTACGTCGATGCTCACGAAATTCCACTTCATAATGCTTGCAAAGTTCTCGTAGAATCTGAAGTTCTCTTTCACAAGAACCGTCATCAACAAGAACAACAGCAGCAAAATCGTCTCCAGCATCTCTCACAGACTGCATGGCTTTGTAAAAACGCTCCGAACCATTAATGGTTCCAAAGGAAATGCCAATTTTCATATGCTTCTCCTTAGTACAGCTTATTTGCCCATGTTTTGGGCGTCTTCTCGTTTTCTATTTCGAGGTCATAATATCGCCACGGCTGATGTCCGAGCAATTTCGCCCATTGCACCATCTCAGTGAGACCATCTTTCAAAGACACACGATCCTCAAAACCAAGAAGACGCTGGGATTTTTCAATAGTGCAATAAGCTTCTTTCACTTCCAAGGGACGAGGACTTGTATATCGCGGACGAAGATGCCCAGGACACCCCGAAAATTCCGGCGAAGGACCGATTTCTCTCTCCAGAAAGGCTTCCAGAAGAACTCTGGCTGCTTCATTCAGCATGTAAGGATGGGCCGCACCAAGGTTAATTATCTGCTTATGTATGGGAGCGTCGTTGGCTTTAATCATACAAGGAAGAATATCCTCGTAATGAGAAAAGGCCCTGATTTGGTGCCCAGTTCCATAGATATAAAAAGGATGATTAGCGAGAAGACAATTGATCCATATTCCAAACACATTTCGATAGTAAGAATACAAGGACTGCCTTTTTCCGTAGATATTATGAGGACGAAGAATTACATACTCAAATCCATGCACACTGGAAAGAATCTCTGTGGATCTTTCCATAGCAGCTTTATTTACCGCGTAAACATCTTCCGGCATTCTAGGCAATTCTTCTGAGAATGGCGGCTCTTGTGCTCCATAAACACTCATGCTTGAGACCATAACTACACGCTTTACACTCTCTTTTATAGAACGAGATAAAACATTCATATAAGCCATGTAATTACTTCTCGTACAAGTCGCCGGAGTAAATTGGCTTCTTCCTTCCGTGGCATCTGCGGCGTAATGATGAAGAACATCTATTTTCCCTATTTGATTAAATAAACAATTCACTTCTTTGTAATCAGACAAATCAACATGAAAAAACTCCCAAGAATCTCCCTTATTTGCCACCGTTCCATCTGATAAGTTATCCACACCAAAAACCGTGTGCTCTTTTGCAAGTGCATCAGCAAGGTGGCTACCAAGAAACCCACAAGCACCCGTAACAAGGATTTTCACGATACCCTCCATGCTCCAGGTTTATCCAGTTCAAAAGATATAATAGTATTTCCCTTCCCACCTCTGGTTCCAATAAAGAGAGGAACCCGCCCATCATTTAGAGACGCACCAGTAGCTACTAGCTCATCCACATAATTTTCCCCATGTTCTTTATATTTATCCCAATCAAGAAAAATGTCTCTAGCAACACCACCACCAATACCGCACATTTTCTTTTTGAAGAGACCGGCCAAAATATCAAAGTCATTATTCATCAAAATACTCTCCTACAGTATCTTCTACTGTTGTGACACCATCACCACCAAACGACTTTTCATAATCATGGACAATTGAAGGGTCTACCCCCAAACGATGAGCATTTTGAAGAAGATATTCCACTCTCTGAACACAAGCACCGTCACCATACTTCTCCAGAATAAGGTTTCTTCCTTGTTTAGCTCTGACTTTTGATTCGCAGTAGTTATCTCTTGTCCAATGAAGACCCTCAACAATGCTATCCATATCTGGTTCTGCCCACATACCTGTTGTATAGAATGGATGATTGCATGGACGCCATCTGGATGTTTTCACTGGAAAAGCAGTCTTATCTGAAACAAAATCCTTCATACCAGTTTCGGGAGGAGCAATTACAGGAAGTTCCGTCAACATAGCTTCAGCAACCGTTCTAGCAAACCCCTCCCCTCTGGCCGGATGGAGCAAACAATGATGCCGATGATAAAGTTCGAGAATCCGATGCGAAGGAAGGTACATGCAAGAAAAAGAGATATTTTGGTTCTCTTTGCACTTATCCCGTATCCAGTGTGGTGACCCAAGATTTGGAATGTGCATATGCAAATGTGCGCCACCATTTGGAAATGCTTTCTCGAAAGCTACTACTGCAAGATCCCACCCCTTTCTTTCATAAGCAGACGACACAAAAAGAATTTTGAACTCTCCATCTATGGTTCTTTCTTTTGGCGGCGGAGGAAAAGTCGATGTTCCAAGAGGAAGACCCACAACAAAGATAGGACATGTAGCACCGGCTTTCCTTGCCACTTCTCCACAAAATGTGGAAGGAGTTACTATGGCATCCACAAAATTAAGGAGACATCCCCATGTAGCAGGGTACTCTGTGCTTTCCCAGAGAAAGAACAACAGCAGTCTTTTTACAGGTATAGGAAGCATTGAAAGATCTGGTGTCATACAGAATGCCAACGCCACTTCAGAGTCCGGTTTCAGGTCTTTTCTTGACATAACTTCAGGAAGAGAGAATTGAATAGAATCCTTGCCATCTTTCCAAACCGGACGAATATCCCACTCTTTGCTTAAAAGTTCTTTTGCGAGAAGGGAACAAGAAAGGCCATAACCATCAGACTTGTTCCAGTAACCAGCCATTGTAACTTTTCTGGTGGGTGTAAGTGGCCCTTTCCGACATTGATTGAGAACCAAATAAGCTCCGAGACTGCGATCATCTATGTTGACTTGGTTATTTCCAACATAAATGAGTTTACGTCGTCTTGATAGCGAGACAGGAAAAGAGCAGACTTGGAGCTTTTCCTCCAACCTATCCGTGCTCATCTTATTCTCGTTTTATTTCACTGTTTGCTGTATTACATGAAATGGATAGGAGAAAAGAAGTTGCTCTTCCGTAGACCCGGCTAGAGTGATAAATGACTTCATCTCATACGTTCCGACGGATTCTAGAGGCTGTCCAATAAGTTGAAGAAAAAAGACATCCTTTATTTGTCCGGTCAGCATGCGAGGATTGGAAGGGTATTCCCGAATGAAAACCCCATTTTTGAATAATTTATGGCCAAGAAGAATAGAGCCCTCTCCCTTTGTGATGATCGTGACGACATTGAAATCCAACGTTACCGGAAATTCGGTGACATTAATGGTATCCAGCAAGCCCCATAGAATGTAGGATTCGTCGAAAGTCTGTCCGACTCTTTCACAGACTAGAGTTGTTCCGCAGATATTGGAGGCCATCTTCTCATCCCCCCTGGCACATAAACTACCTGTATGTACGCTAAAAAACTTCTACTTAGCCAGCTTCCCGCATTCCCTCTGCGGAATTGTCAGAGTCCCAATACCGAAGAGTGGTAGTCACGGTTCCGGACGGAATTGTGACCACGGCCAAAACCACCTCATTACTATACGGCTTTGGAGGAGCAGGAGTAGCCGCAGCAGTCCCAGGACGAATTCCAACCTTCGCCACATTCGTCCGATTGGCTACCACCAAGTCTTTCCGGGGATTGGTCGGGTCGGGTGGTTTAAGCCAAGACCCACTGGACGAGTAAGAATAGGTATGCTCATAAACAAAGTGAACTATGCCACCCTGAACAAAAACACCCGACGAAATATGGAAAGTCATGGGGAGGCCCGGACGAGCCGTTACAAGCAATCCCTGAAGCACTCGGTTGAAATGCTTCTTCGGTGCCGGTACAAAACCCCTTACTCCCTTACCCATTGCAGTAACCTCCGTTAGTACTCAAAATGTACCTTGATTTTTCCGACCCGTCAACACTTATTCCCAAACAACAGTAATATCGCAACCACCAGTAATGTCTAAAAAGATCCCTTCAGCAACATGAGCCCCGGATTTCAGTGTGCCCGGAGTCTTCGTATCCGTGTCTGTTGGAACGTAAAACTTGTGCATGACTCCACCACCTGTGTTGAACCCCCTTTGGCTGAAATTCTGGGAGTAGTCATAGACATGAAGATATGCAGCTTGATTGAAGGTTCTATTGACAACAATGTGTCCTAAACGAGCAGCGCGACTGGTGATATTGTAAGTAGCACCAACAGCATTGGAAACTGATAGCCGCCGCCATTTTGAGACTCCCACAGCTTACCCCCTTACGAGGTGGCACCCGAAACTTCGTTCGAGTGGGATATTTTTCCGTTGTTGTTTACCAGAACAATCACGAAGTAGTACGTCGTTCCACTTGTGAGTCCGGTTACTTTGTAATTCACAAGATCCCGGTCGTATATCTCTTTTACTTTCGTGGCTGCCGCTGCGATTCCAAAATCTTTGTTCTCGTCCGTATCTGTGGATGTTAAACGGGTGAGATCTTTCAATCCGGCAGACGTGTGTCGAAAAACCACATAACGATTGAAGTCCGTGATACTGGGATTGTCCCACGACAAACTGAGTGTGGTAGTTGTGGCTCCTGTTGGCGTAGCAAGAGTAAGAACAGGAGGAAGCGGCACAGCCACATCTGGAAGAAGAACTTCCCGGAATCTCTCTCTTGTCAAAAGAGTCGCCACTTGAATTGTGTCCCCATGCGAGGAATCCTGGTATTCTTCCAGTAGTTCCCTGGCCAGAGTGATGTTGTTCTGCATGACCTGACTTTTGTCCCCGCTTCCCTCCTCGGAGGAAATGGAAAAGAATTGTGTGTGGTTCCCGGCGCGGACTAAACACACGTTCCTCCACGCCAAAAGAAGCACGGGGTATTCTTCGTCTTTCGGCAGGCTGGAATAGGTGATGGTTGATTTATGCCGCGCCAGCGCGTCATCCAAGACTCCATTTAAGATAGGATCTTCAAATTCATAATCCGTCGGGTCGATATCACTGACCGCCCTCCGGAGTCTGCTCCGAAGATCCGCTTGTGTGGCCATGACAATCCCCGGTCGTTATTTTGTCTCCACTTCCAGGATTGTCACCGTCTTGTACTCGGCCAGGGCTTGCCCGGCGTAGCGCGGAAGTCTGTATCGTTTTCCTTTTTCGATTTTGGCTCGGAACTTCCCTACATTCACATCTCCAGTGTGGTGAGAAAGAACAAACAAAGAGTCTTTCATCTCTTCTTCTGTTCCGAAAGTGCCGTCCACTTTCAACTCACCAAAGCCCTTGAGATTCACCATCCGTCCGGCAAGAGCCAGAACCAAAGTGTCGAAGGAAGAACCCTCTGCCACTTTGATTCCTCTCTGCCCCGCCACCGACCGGAGGGCCGTAAGCACAACGGGATCGGTGGTAAGACTATCACCCTGGGAACCCTTCTTTCCGGATTCCGACTTCCCCTTTACTTCATCGTCAATAAACGTGATCCCTGCCTTGTCTGCCATTTCCATTACCCTCCATTCCCAATTACTTAACTTAGACTGCGCTTTCCAGACGATAGATGTGGCCGTTCTCAATCCGAGCGAAACCCCAGATTGCGTACCACGCCAGGGAGTGATTACGCCCGAAGTCCTCCACCCCATCATCCCTCAACTCAATGCTCAATCCGATTCCCTGACCCCAAGCATTGTCCCCGAAGATCGTGGATAGATAGACATTCGTAGCCGAGGAATAGGTGGCAGCATTGGAAGTCGTATCACCACGGTCGTCGAAGATGTTCCCTGTCGTATCAACGTAACGAACTTGTGTCGTTTCGATGAAGGTCACATCTTCGTATCGACCGATCTCACCCAAGAACAACTGATCCGGAGCGCCATAGTTGCTGGCGTTCTGCCAAGCACCGTCGTCACGGACACGCCGCCCCTGCTTCGGATGGATGAAGCAGATATAGCTATTTCCGTTGTACTTCGGGGCCTTGTTCGTCGCCAGATTGACTACCGCTTCTTTTACCAAGTCCGTATCGAAGTAGTCCACAGCCGTGATATCCGCTCGCGCTGTTTTTCCGTTGGCGTAGAGAACATTTGATGTTCCCTCTACAGTTGTAGCATGAGCGTCATCCAGAACCACAGCAGCGTCGTGACCCAGAACCCTAGACATCGAACTCATCATGTCGTCGAACGACACGACACGCAGATGTTCGGAGATCTGGACAGCATTGCCGTATTCTGACAGGGTAATCGAAACAGTGGACGTTCCAAGGGAACGCTTTGTCATTGCAGTCCCTTCCGTCAGCGTTCCACCACGGGTAAGATCGCTGTACTTCAGGAACTGAATGGCATTTCCAGGAATCCGCCCGATCTCTTCCTTCTTCTCCGCAAACTGGTCATACCGGAGAAGGGGCTGAGATGCGAACCGAATTTCCTGGGAATAGATGGTACGAAGAGCATCAGACAGTTGTACCGTTGCGTTACTAGTTGCACCAGTGGAGACAGCCATACTTCCCTCCCATTACGCCACGGCGATTACTTTCTTGCCTCTTGCAGACCCACCAACATCTTTTCTCGCAACTCCTTCCGTTTCTTCGGATCGGTAACGTTGCGATAGCCGTCCAGGTCTACAACTTTGACGGTTCCCGACACATCCGGTGACGGGGCCGCAGGAGGGGGTGCTGTCACTTTTCCGGTTTTCCCTGCTTCAAATGCCTTCAACCATTCGGCTTTCGCCACCGCGATAGCTGCTTGTATGTCCGCTTCCGATTCCCCTCGAACCAATGGCTCGATCAACTTGCTTCCGTCCGCCGTGGCCTCGGCAATCAGACGGCTGCGAAGCTTTTCGATTTCCAATCTTTTATTTGTCCCTTCCAGATCCGCCACTCGTTTGATGAGAGACGCTTCCGCGTCTGCAAACTGCTTCTGGGCTTCCGTTAGAGCGTTCTTCACAGCGTCCTTCATCTTCTCGTCCGTTGTCTTGTTTGTGTTCTCTTCCGTCTTCTTGGTAACTGTTACGAGTTCTTGCAGCTTCTTCACCTCTTCTTGAAGTTCCGCCAGTTTCTTTTCAAGGGTCTCTTTGTCACCCTTCAACTTTTCAATCTGTGGATATAGCTTTTCTTTCTCTTCCCGTCTGGCGGCTTCAATGGATTTATTTACGATCTTCTGGATATCATCAGGAAGCCGTGTGTCTTTCCCCTGATCTTGGGTCGTGGTGTTCTGTGGATTGGTTCCTGTTTGCTGCTGTTGCCCTTCTTTGATTTCTTCAGCCATTGCATCTCTCCGCAACTATGAGTGGCTTCTCTACAGAGAAGCAAAAATTTTACCGGCGGTCTCCCTTTGGAGACGGCCACTTCCGTTCTTTCGTCAGGTACCCCGGTTCACCAGCATGGGGACCAAGACGGGTTGCAGTCTTTGTGATCCTCTTGTAAACCGGCTTGGAACCCTTCTGTTCTGTCACACGAATAACCATGTGCTTCCCTCCGGTTATGAACGAGCGCCGGTATCCGGCGTGTTGTTCCTCTTGGCTCCCTGACCACCCTGCTTGCCCTGGTTCAACCCCTCTTTGAAAGAGGAATTTGCCGTACCCTTCTCCCCGTAATAATCTGTCTCTTTCGTCTTCCCGGTTGCATCCGTGACGTTGTCGTAATCATGCACTGGGTTGTTCATCGGGGGTTTGTCCAGATTTTTCATGCCGGTACGAAACGCCTGCTGTTCATCGTGACCGCGATTCTGAGACTTTGCATCCAGAGCCATAACTTCCTCCTTCTATACTAAACTATGACTAATCTAACCTTTTCCGTCAAGACTATTTGTGAAAATAATCACTTCTTGCGGCGTGGCTTTCTTCCACCGGCAATCCAGCCAAAAAGCTTGCGTTGCTTGGTCGTTAATTTCTTTCCACGAATCGTGCCATCTCGAATAATCTTCTTGGCTTTTGCCGTTGTTGGATACTTTCTCTTTGCCACGATAGTCCCCTATTCTCTGCTCGCTTCCACATAAGTATTCCGAAGGTCTTTAGGCTTTCTCGCCGGAGTCTCCCCTTCCACATCGGCTTTTTTCTCCGGAGCAGTTTCTTCTTCTGTGTTTATTCCACCAAGGTTTGTTTCCGTACCCGCAGGTCTCATAGGATTGGTGGTATCGTTGTCTATCTCTTCAAGAATTTGCTCCACATCCTCCGGTGGAGTTCCAAGATCCCGAAGAGCTTGCGCCCTGCTTGTAATTCCAGAATTCAATTTTTGTGCAATCAGTTGCATCTCGATAAGACGATCCTTCGGTAGAGGACTGTCCCATCGGAGCTTCATACGCCGCCATAGAATAGGATTCTCCAATTTAATCTTGTTTTGAGCACTATCGGAACCGGCTTCCGGTCTGAATTTTACAAGACCGGATTCCTCCATCCACCGAAGCGCAAGATGTGTGATACGAAGAATGCCGTTCCCGTAAGTTCTCTGTTTTCTAACGGTCTTTTTCATCAAGGGCAGGTAGTTCATATGAAGAGCCACACCGGATGTATTGGAAATCGGTTGGGTTTCTCCCAGAGCCCCAAGGGGAGTAGCGGTCAATTCGTGCATCGCCAGACGGAGAAGTTCAAGATAACGAACGGTAGCCGGAAGATCGGAAATCAATTCCAGATTTTCCACTCTGGCATCTTTAGGAAGACCCCAAACTTTGTTTGCTCCTTTTTCGATGTTTTCAATTCTGGCCCCAAACACCAAGGTAGTCGGAGCACCGTGGTACTGAATGATATCCGATGTATCGGACAGCTTCTCGTTGAACTCTTCATTCAAGTCCGAGATATCGTCGATGTCACTTATGCCATACGAGCCAAAGCCAGGAAGATTATGAACATGAACTACGTTTATCTCTCCAAGAGGATTTTTAGAATCATCAATGACAGCCCCATCTATGTACTGTTTTATTTTTTCTCGCGTGATGTCTTGTGTGTAAATTTGCCAGTTTATGGACCCCTTTTCATCCACATCGTAAATGGGGTAAGAAATCAAGCAACGAATCATTCGTCTCTTGTCATGCGGATCGTAGATAGGAAAAACCGTTGAGCTATCCAAAACAACCAGCTTTATCCCGGGCTCTCCGTTCTCCATTGTATCCCCGTCCACGTCCATTGTGACTTGAACGAAGCAATCACCGGTCACACCTCCCACCGTAGCCATGTCATAAACAAGGGTTTCCCTGTCATTCATCTCTTCCCAAACCGTGTCAGCAAGTTCTTTCAGACCCTCATTCCCTTGGAACGGTTCGAGAACCCAAAGATTGCCGACAAGAAAATCAGAAGAAAAATCCACAAATCTACGACAGTAATTTATTTTCTGCTTGCGTGTCTCTCCCAATGGTTGGTATCGCCAATGATCGCCGTTATAAAGACGCCAGAGTTTTTGATATTTCAATATCCGTTCTTGGTGGGATTGGGCTACCGTAGTTGGAAGTCCCCCAAGTTTTTGAAGGTTCTGCATAAAATGAGGAAGGAGATCGTTTCCGCCGGAGGAGGCGTACTTATCCGTGAAGACCGCCCCCCCAAATCTCCGGCGTTTGAAATCGAGATCATCTTTATGGGGCATTTTTCACCCTTTTAAGAACATGTTCTCTTTCAACGAGGAAACCCTGACATTCGCAGGCTCTCTGGAAGCAAAACGGGCCAAAGCAAGCGAACAACAGTTATGGACTAGAAACCCTCCAGCAAAGTATTCGTGGCAACCTTCCACAGCTAAATTATAAACAGGAGTTTTTCTGTAGACAACTGAAATGTTTGCCACACGAAACGGAGCAACAGAAGGAACTCTTTCTGTACTTATTTCGACTGTATCGTGTATAGATAACGTGTCAAGACGTACAAAACCACGACCATCCACGAAAACAGGATGATTCGGAGTCCCTTCCAGGATATACCCATTTTCTGTGGTAACTTTAATCAAAGAATCAACCGTTCTTGTTTGAGAAGAAACCAGGACTCTCCGCAATCCAACTCTTGTCCAAACCAAGCTGTTAGTTTCCACTTTCTCTATAGGAACATCCCCATCAACCGTTTTTATGGGAGTACCGGCAGGAAAACAATAATCGTCATGGGCATCTGGTTCATTAGGTGCCTCACACAACATACACTCTCCCACATAATCCTTCTCCAAATCAAGCATCTGTTGTCTGAATCTTCTCCACTCCGCAGTTTCGTCACATCCTTCATTGGCGGGATAGGTAAGTCGTCTTCCCTCCATATCCGCAGACAGGGACTTGAAAGCGTTGCTTTTCCATTGCATCGTAAACGTCACGGGTTCCACGACCACATTCTGAAGCATCCCCGCCAACCGATCTGCCAGAAGGGATTCTTTTGTGGAGTCTATGGACAACTTTACCACGTTAAATTGTTTAAGATATTCCACGATCTTCGTGAATTGTTTTTCGTAGTTGTCCCCGAAAAGTTCAAGCCATCCCAATACATGCGTTTTGTAGCTCTCATACTCCACCGTACTCTCGACGCTCACCCCCTTGAACATTTCCACCGGGTGCTCCCAATCCACTTCCAGGATCGTGACCACCGTGGAATCCCTGATTCTTCCAAGGTCGATCCCGGCTACATGAACCCCTGCTTTCTTCGACCCAAAGACATAGCCATATCTCTCGTCATAGCCGTTCTTCTCGAATTCTTTCCAGGCATCCCCGGCCAAGCCGCACTTCTCGAAAGACTCGTCTGCGATAAACATGCCGCGCTCTGTAAGCCACATGATTCTGTAACTTCTTTTGAATTCATCGGAATTTTCTCCGAGTCTTCGTTTTTCTTTTTCGATATACTTCGCATAGAACGGACTGTGTTTCTGGCACTCCACATAGTCATATTCAAAATGATTTTTGGCCCCGCCCGCCACCGCCAGTTGCTTGTTCCTTCGAATCGCCTTGTAGAATTCCCTCTTGCGGATTCCGGGTGTGCCGATTTTCACAAGAGTCCCAGATACGGCGGCAACCATCGGATGGATTCCCTGCCGGATCTTCTCGTCTCCGATATCCTGAGTTTCATCCAAGATGGCAACATGGTAGCTTGCACCCTCCACATGCGCTTTCTCACTGGCCGAACGGGATACTACATAGCTGCCGTTTGATAACTGGCATGTATCCCCGTTGCTGGTGGTAAAAATCAAACCCGCTTCCCGAAGAATCATCGAGCTTGTCTCCGTCATCAAAATGGTGCGGATTTTGTTGTACAGAAGATTGCTCTGATCCTGCTTGGGTGCGTAAACCCCGAACTTAGCACCCTCTTTGAATCCGACATAAAGATGGCGGATTTTACGATTGAATCTCTGATCATCCAAAAACATCTCCGCCAGCTTGGGAAGCATGACCATCGCGGAAGCGCACAAGCAAGCGACCGCCGTGCTTTTCCCCGAATTATGCACACAGAAACCCTGTGAGATAAACCACCCTTTTTTCGGAAAATAAGCGTCATAGGTCGGTCTAACTCCCACAGATCTGATAGATCTGACCCGCGCCCAGCAGAGATGCTCTCCGTCCTCTCCAATGAGCGCATGCGGTCGAGAACATCTTCTACTGTTCCCTTTTCCACCTCGTTTGTACTTTTTCAGAAAATCGTCGATTTGTTTCAATACTCTCTTACACGATTCTTCTTTACCAAAAATCAGACCGATACTTTTGAAAAATTTCTCACAATTAGCATCACCAGAAACAATAAGACGTCGGAATAGCTTGCCGTCCCGGTTTTTTTGCATGCGTTCTCTTTTTAACCGGGATGGGATTCCAAAAAGCAGCAATAAAGATTGGCAGTATCGTGCGTAGGTCTCGTTGTTGCCGCAACATAATCCCAACTCTCCCGATTCTCTTCCACCAGAAGTTGAATGTATGGAGATATATCCATCCGCAGCCCAGAATCTATTCAAAAAATGTTTTTGGTATGATCTTGGAAAAGAAAAAATATCCAATGGAAATCCACAATCTGTCCGTAGACAACGAATAAAAAACCGTAGAGAATTTCCGTCAGGTTGCCTGTTCCGTGAGGTAAAGAGTAAATCATAACCCTTTCCTTTTTTGTATTTTTTGATTTGCACGTCTGGAAACTCAGCTTGCACGATTCTTGTAACTTCATCCAAATACAAACTGGACACGCTTGTAAATTTTATTGATTGTCCTTTTTTCACAGCATTGAAACAGTACCCATCTGCCGTGAGATACCCAAGCAATGCACACCGATCTTTGGTAAGACGCACTTTTCCAGAAAAGGTTTTAGTATGTCCATGCTTGTCAAAGCAGTCAAATTTACCGGAAAAGACAGTTCTTTTTCTCGGCCCAGAAAGACTTTCCAAAACCGCCACTTTGTCTCCCCGCTTCAAATCCTCCAACCGGGTGAACCCCTTCTCCGTGCGAAATGGATGATTGGCGGTCGCCAGGAGCGTATGTTGACCAGCGGAAATCTCATAACATTTTTGTTTTCCGGTGCTCCATGCTCCTTCATAGTCTTCAATCCGGCAGGCGGTTCCATCTCGACGAAAAATCACAGATCCTTCCGCCAAACATTGCCGGGAAAACAGTGCCGTAATCTCTTCCCCTTCGCATTCCAGGATGGATATGTACACCCTTTTCATAAACGGGATCTGATAGGGAAAAAGTTTTATTTCCGCCATCGTCTCCGCGAGAAGAACCAGCTTGTCACAGATTTCTTCCGTGGAGTACGTACAGACTAGAAGAGCTTTTTCCGGCCCCTGCCGAACAGGCCCTTGCTCTTTCTTCCGAATCCCAGCCGAAGACCCGTCGGGCGGAATCCCTTCATTGCATGGCGTGCTACTTTCACCGCCGGATGGAAGTATCCCACTCTCCGAAGAAGCGTTCGCCGGATGTTCCCCGGCACCCGGAACGGTCTCTTGATCGCCGTGATCCCGACTTTCTTGAGAAGGCGTCTCTTGAGAAGCAATCCGCCTGTCAAGGCTTTCGCGGATACTCCCCGGAATCGAATCAACTGCGCCGGACGAAGAGCCCCGAATCTCACCTTTGGACCGATGGCTCCCGTTGCTCTCGACCCCGGCAGTCTGGCTTTGATCCGGCTTGCGATTTTCTGCGAGAGACTCTTCGGCCCTGCTCTTCTTCCGCCGAACCCTCGTCGCCTTCCGCCGCCCCTTCTTCCGCCCCCTCTCGCCATTTTTTTCTTCCTTTACTACCGGCTTCCCCATTAAGATTCTCCTTATAAGAGAAGCATACACGCAAGGCTCCAATCGTGTACAGAGTCGTGAAAAGAATACCCTTCTGCTACGGCCACAGGCTCGTTCACCACACTGGCAAGTGCCGGTTCCTCCATGGCCACAACGCCACAGCAGAAATCACCGTGGAATCCGACAAGCTCGATTCCACCGGGTTCGTCATCGACTTCGGGGTTATCAAGGAAAAAGTCAAGACACTCATCGACTTCGAGTACGACCACACCATGCTTCTCTGGGAGGGAGATCCGGTCGTTTCGTTTCTCAAGGACGCCGGGGAGAAGTTCCGTCTCTTCCCGTTCCATCCCACCGCCGAAAATCTGGCGGAAAGGATTCATAATCAGGTCCGTCTGTTGCTGCCGGAGGTTCTTGTCAGGTCCGTTGGAATTTTCGAGACCGGGGATTCCAGGGCAACATATATGGAAAAAGAATACAAGGAGAACGAGGAATGAACCCGCTCACAGAAGAAATGGCCGAAGATCTCAACCAACTTTGGAATCATCTCCAAGAAGAACTCCCGCAAGGAACCGATGCACAAGCCCTGTGCGGGGTTGTCTATTCCGAGCATGAACCGGACAAACCCATTCTCGAACTCTTTCTCTCCGCTCTTGAAAATGCCGGGCTGAAATTCTGCGGAAAGATGATGCCCACGGATGCCGGATATGCCGGAAAGAATAAAAAAGAAAACATACCCGCCGCCGCTCTTACCATCATCGCCCGAAGCGAGAACAAGACAGTGGAAGACTATCTCCATTCCATCGAACCACCGGTAAGAGTAGTGGACATGTCAAACCGCAGGGAAACCAGCGGGACAGTCTAATCTCTCCTATCTCTTGCCCTCCCTTCCAGTCGCGTGGAAGGGAGGGTTTTTTATTTCTCCCCAGGAAGAGAGAGTTTTTGTTTCCGCAAAATTTCGGCGGAAATAATAAAAATAAAGAAGAGAAGTAATACCACGAACTCTTCACGCGCACCCTTGCAAACCCCGGCTGCTCAGGTATTATTAGTTTTTATTCGTCCTCATGTCAGGAGTTCTATTAATAGTTTTTACCCGTTCCTATAACTATCTTTCGGGGACGGAAGAGGAAGAGAATTTCTGTTATTAGTTTCACCCATTCCTATATTCATTACCCGGGGTCCTATACCAAGATTTATTATTAGTTTTACCCATTCCTATATTTGTTATTCGGGACCTTTTACCTATATCTATTATTAGTTTTTACCCGATCCTATATCCATTACCTGGGGTCCTATACCTAAGGCTATACTCACATAAACAATTATAGCTAAGGGTAGGGTGTACACGCACACAACCGCCTGCCTAGCCTTTAAGCCAGGCCTTGAGTTTGCCTTCAATCCAGGAGCAAGAGCCAGGATGCATTTGATCCTGGTGCTGGAGCCAAGATGTAATTGATCCTGGCGCACAACCATCGGATTGATCCTGGCGCTAGACTAGACTATGGGTAAACAAGCCGGGCTATGGGTAATCGACAATAGAGGAAAATACCTTTAAGAATTTTTTATTTTTTACTTGCGTATGCCGATACATGGGATAGACTACTAGTGTCATTGATCTATGAGAAAGAGGGGAAGCGGGAAACGGGGAACGGCCGGAAGAGGAATTTTCCGACATCCGATTCTACCGTGACCGTGATGAAACTTTTGCCGGGTTGTCCACCCGGTAGTGTGCAGTAGGAGGTAGCCAAATGGCTACGTTCATTTTGGGGAAAACCGGATTCCACGTGAAATCCGGGAACAAAAGCATTGCATGGGGTGAGAACCCTGTCAATGCGGCACGTGACGGCGGATTGAAATTCCGTAAGTACACGGAAGGCAAGCCGCCCAAGGGTTCCAAGTCTCTGGACGCCGTTTCCGAATTCCGCCACTACATGAAGGCGGCGGAAAAGGAAGCGAACGCGCCGGATGACAAGGGTCTGCAGGGGAAGACGGACAAAACGCTTGCGCTCTTGCGCAAGATTTTGACCGTCAAGCCCAAGGCCACCAAGGCCACCAAGGTCAAGGCCACCAAGGCCACCAAGGCCACCAAGGTCAAGGCTAGCTCCAAGAAGAAGTAGGCACACTTCTTCTCTTCTCCACGATAGTCGCTCAACTCGGCTACCGTGGAATTTTTCCCCAAACGAAAGGAAGTGCAACGTGAAGCGCGGCACATTTTCGGCGCAAGGACTGCGTGACACTTTCCGCGATCTGCAGCGGTTGCGGAAAGCGGAAAAGAAGTACGGGTTGGATTCTGATGAGTGTGAAAGAGAATTGAGGTTGATTGCCAAAATTCTTCGGGAACCGTTGTGGGACGAGGAAGAAGAAAAGGAAGAGGATGACCGGATTCAACGTGCTCATGAATCCACTAGTAACAACACTTGGGTGTGTGAGGAGTGCCAGGATTACTGCACCGAGAGACAGATACGCTGTCCAAGGTGCGGGAAGGTTCGACCGGATTACGCTATCTAATCCATTCCCCCACTACTTCGGTAGTGGGGGATTTTTTTACCTCTACTTTTGTTTGTCATCTTGTGTTATTAGTTTTCTATTATTCTTTTATCCCGCGCAAATTTTCCTGCCTCCTCTGTACTCGCCTGCTGCCCTCTCTTTTGTTCTGTACGGCATCTATTCTGTTATTCTCATCCCGCGCAAATTTTTTACCTCCTGCCTGTACTGCTCCTTGTAATAAAAAATTTTTTCTCCTTCCTTGATGGTGGGAAAAATTTTTACCTCTGCCTTGCAGCTTTTTAGTTTTACAGCTTTTACGGTTTTACAGTTTTTCCGCCTTTTAGTTTTATAGCCTTTTAGTATTATAGCCTTCTAGTTTTGCAACCTTTTAGTTTTACGATTTTACCACCTACTTCCTGCCTTGCTTTTTTATTTTTCCTTCCTCCTTCTCCTACCGGTATTTCTGGGCACCTGAACCTACGGGTACCTTTTTTCTGGGCCTCCTTATTGTGCGGTACCTTTTTTCTATTCCTTCCTTATTCTATTACTATTAATTTCTGGGCCTGTGCTCCTGCGGGTACCTTTTTTTAGTTTGGTTATTATTCTTATTATTATTCTGCGCAACTTTTCTGCCTCCTTCCTTGATTGAAGATACTATTCCTTCCTCCTGGTACTAATTTCTGGGCCTGTATCCTTGGAGGAACCTCCTGTTACTACTATTATTATTTTCTGGGCCTCCTATACTATGGGAACCTCCTGCTATTATTTTTTCTGGGCCTGCCTTGTCATGGGTACCTTTTCTGGGCCTCTATTCCTGTGAGTACCTTTTTCTGGGCCTGCCTATTGCCGGGTACCTTTTGCTGGGCCTGTGGGATTACAAGTACCTTATTAGAGCCTTTTCCTAGGTAC